TGAAGAAGTATCTGTAAACCACATACTTGTTTCTGTGCCTTCGCAGGCTGGTTTATTTTTAAACTTTGGGTACAACTTAGCCTCCTGTTTTGTAGAACCCCGTACCTTTAAAGTGTACTGGATTTGCTGTCCATAATCTATTCATTGTGTTACCACATAATGTACATACTGGTGGTTCTGGTGAAGTGTATTCTTCTATTGTAGAACAATACTTACATTGAAAGTCATACGTCGGCACAACCATCTTCCTCTCCACTTTTTGTTGGTAGTGTCACCATACTTCCACAACTAGCACACTCTCCATCTGTGAAATAAAAAGCAATCTCTCCATCTATAAATCCACCTAACATTACAAAGACATCACAACCACATACACATATTTCTAATGGTGTACCCCGCAAATCCATTGACTTGCTGTAATCCACTACGTGTAGTAGGTCTCTGATATCTTTACTCTGACTCATTATCTTCTTCTATCATAACGGTGTCTTCATCTAGATATGGTTTCCATCCACCAAGATTTCTTATAAGTGAATTGATAGCACGTTGTACTTTCATACGAGCACCATCTGGTGTTGTATCTAAATCCTTTGCTATGAGATTCCACTCGTTGTTATCTGTGCTGAACCTAATTTTTAAAACACTTTGTTTAGCCTCTGAGAGCCGATAATATGCTGTTGCTATATCTGACCTGAGCACTAACCAATTATTTCCATCTGAACTATTTTCAGATTTACTAAACTTAAAATTTAAATCTTTTATTTTGGTAGGCATTTCATATGATTCAGAAATAATGCTAGGCATAAATGCTTCTATTACTGAAGCGTCATAGTAATATAAATCAAGTAACTCATAACCTATTGTCTTAGCCTTTTCTTTCTCGCAGAATTTCACTGCTGCATTACGTAAAGATTTTGCAATTAATTTATCTTTATCTTTTTGTTCTAACTTAGACCATTCAAGATATTTATTTGGATGGGTAACAAACCATAGCCAAAGTATCTGTTGAATATCTAGCGATTCAACCATTGGATATTTCCTATGGTATTCAGATGCTAGGGAAGCAACTACTGAGTCATACTCAGTGATGTACTCCTGGTTCATCTGTGCCTTTCCATTGCCCTCTTTGTACCAATAGTCCTATTATGGCATAGTTTGCCAAATCTAATAAGGTATCCTCTATAGATTCATAGTTCGGCGTGTCTCTTTTTATATAATAAAGATTCTCTAGCCGAGTCATCTTGTCGTGCATACGAACAATAAGACCATTCATAGCACCACCTGGAGCCTTTGCAATATTGTATGGCCCGTAGTCAGCGTGCTTTTTAAGCATTGTTATTTTAATAGTTGTAAGAATTTCCTCAAAGTCTTTAATGTCCTTCATCTAATATCTCCTTAACTTGGGTATCAAAATCCATCATTGCCTCAAAGACAGTTACTTCTTCTAGTAACTCGCTGCCTTCTCCCTGCGCTGCTGCTACAAGAACATTGGCTAGTACTGTAAGTAATCCCATTCCTACTTCTGGGTTCTGTTTAGTTACCATATAGACATCCCTAAGAGCAGATAAGATATCTAATCCTTTATTATCTGTAAGTGGTACGCCCATAATTTTTGGGTTGTCAGCAATAAATTCCCAGACATCATCGTTCATTGATGCACTTTCTGATTCGCTCATCTAACCAACCTGCTCCTTCCTGCAATACAATGCTATTAACATCTTGCCCTTCTGGCATTTGAACTATATTCACATTACCTAATTCACGACTAATCTTTTTACCGAACTCCAGTCCTGGACTGTCACCATCTGCAAGTACTATAACTGTATCAAAGTCGTCAAGTATTTTGCTGTAATACGGCTTCCAATTATTAGCACCTGGAATACCAACTGCTGGATGACCCGTCTTGCTGACTGTAGTAATACAATCAATCTCACCTTCGGTAACACATATATATCCATCTGCTGTTAGTACTGCCTGAGCATTGAACATAGTTGTCTTAGCCCCTGGCAGGCCAATATATTTTGGTTCTTCTCCGTGGATACTACGAAACCGCAGGTCAACCACCCCTGATGGGGTGATGTATGGAATAACTAACTTACCCTTGTAGCCTTCGTGACCTGGTAATGGATTGTCCACTACTCCTAAATGAAACTTCCTTGCTTCTTCTACCGACAGACCCCGCATTGTTAGATACTCGCTTGCTTGATGTATGTGCTGGGCGTATTCCGTCGCCGCCTGTAGGAGAAATTGTCTCTGCGTATTTGACAGCCTCACGATAGTTACCTCCTTCTTTATACATTATTAAATCATAAACATCTCCACCAACACCACATCCGTGACACTTAAATCTACCTTCATCAAAGTTGATTCCAGCCGATGCGTGTTTATCTTGGTGAAAAGGACAGCGTATCTTTCGCCAACCACTGCCCACCTGTGGCAGTTTGGCGCCTATATGTTCTAAATAATCTGCAATACTATGTTTGTCCATTAACTTTTTTTAGAAGAGCAAGCCAAACTTTGGCTGGCATAGTTGCATACCATTGTCCGACATCTCCTTTTCCTTTACGTTTATGTATAACAACACCTGTCCAGGCATTATCATTTTTCATTTCTACTTCTAACTCTGCAGTCCAACCTGCTAGGTCTAACTTAGCGTGGTTCTTAATCTCAATAGTAACTCCTGGTATACCGCTGATATCACCCTTATCTAGTGTTGCTCCCGCTAATCTGCGGTCTGCATACGGATAACCATTTGCTTTTAACCATTCTACGACAGCACGTTCTGCCGAACTACCTTTACGTTTGGCTGGATTAGTCAAGACCAACTGCATCTACTGCTATTTTATATACCTCATCACAAATTAAAGTATATAATTTATCACTGTTATATAATTCATCACTAACTATATTCCATTCACCTTCTGTTAGTGCTCTACCTATTAGAGTTTCTACATCATTTTTAGTAAAAGTATTATCCCATACTTTAGTTTCCATATATAGTCTCCTGTGCATATTTAATTTGAACATCATCTAAATACATACTATCTGGATTGAAGGCTAGGCTGACATAGTTATTACCTGTCTGGTCTGCTCGCCCATATCTGTTTTTGACTGGTGCTACGCAGAGATAGGTATCATCACCTTGCTTCATCTGACCAATAGTAAGAACCATTGCTGGTATCTGATTGACTAAACCCTGAATGGCACTACGTGGTTGGCAAGGATAACCATCAAAGCCTTCCTTTGTGTGGTGAAGAACAAGCACTGCTGAATTAGTATCTCTTGCTAGATACTTTAACTCTTTCATTGCTGCTCTCATACCTTGAAATTCTTCGTGTCCATCCATTGCAATATCCATAAGGTTATCTACCACAATAAGTACTGGACTCTTTCCCCATACAGTTTCAAATGCACTGACCTCATCATCTAAATCTTTTAGAGTGGGAGTGGATTCAAAGGACCAGAACAAATGATTGTTAAGGGTAAGAATTTCTTCTGCTTGTGTTGGCTCACGCTTAAGTAATTGTTCTGCTGCTGTCTGTGTCATACGACCTGACATAGCAACAAGACGCATAGCCATAGTATGAGCGTTAGTATCTGCACTAAAATATAGTGTAGGTACTTTTGCTTTGGCTGCAATTGCCAGTGCTACTGATGACTTACCTGCACCTGGGGTGCCAGCAATCATTGTAATTTCTGCACGGCGCAGAATAATTCCCGCTCGTTCAAATGCCGCAAAAGCGGGTGGCAATGGCTCGCCACCCACCTCTGCTTTATTGATACTACGTTTAAGTGTTCTCATTACTTTACTTGTTCAGCAACAAATGTATTCCATTCTGGTGAACCAGCACGGACATATTGATTTTTGCATTTATCAAATGCACCTTTTTGTGCTGGACAGAAGTAACCACGATATGTTTTACCATCCTTACCAGTACCTTGAATAGCAGTCATCTTGCCGTGAGGACACATACGACCACCTGCAATTGATGGACTATATTCTTGAGCAGGAATTGTTGTACCTGTTTCAATAATATTTCCACCAAGAACTGTTGCTACTTGTGCTGGTGTCATTACTTGTGGTGCTGCTGTGCTACCACGAGCAACTGATTCTAATTCAGTAACAGCAGAACGAATTGCTTCTAATGCTGTTGCTACTGTTTGGTCTAGTTCATCACTATGTTCTGCACGAACTGTGATAAGTGAACCTGCTGGTGTTTTTACTGTGATACTGATTGGTGCTTCAGTGCTAGCCACTGATATCTCCTTCTTCAAATGGTGTAGCAAGACCCTTTTTGTCTCGCCACTGTCTGACCTTCATTGCAAATTGTACACCTTTCCAACCCTCTGCTATGTCTATCCAAACTAATTTGCATAGACCAGTTCCTGCTGGTAGATGAATGATGATGGCTTTATCTTTATTGATATCGCCCCAACTACCACGGCGACCCGTAGCAACGTCATACGGGGAGCCGTTAGCATAGATTGCTAATTGAATAGCAATATTATTAGGATGGTCAATACGACCAGTCTTAATATCTGCAATAAATCTTTCGCCTTTATATTCAACAACTCGGTCTGGTGTACCAGCAATCTTATATTTATCTAAGACTGAGAATTGTTCTATAAAAACTTTATTAAGTTGTTTAGTTGTTTGTTCGTAGGCTTTGATGTCCCCTGCCCACTCTTCTGGGATAGGCCCAAGTTCCTGTCCCAAATCTAGTTTCTCTGCAAATGCGTGTAATGCTGTACCAATAGTTGCAGCACGTGAGGCACCCGCTACTTCCATAGCATCTTCAATATATTTATTGATTGCCATTTTATCTTCTTGTGCTGCACTAATTGCTAATAGTAAATCGCTACGTACTGTTAAACCTATTGCTGCCATTCGCATTTTCCAGGCTGTTAATGCTGCTGGGTCATCTAAACTGTTAGCAATAGTTGTTGCTCGTGTATATGCAATTGGTTTACCACCAGTTTTAGGTGCAACTAATGGCCGTCCATACCTATCTCGTTCTATTTCAACTCGCATATGTCATTTTCTGTCTCCCCTTTAAAAGAAACAGGCTGAGTAAAAGGAGACTAGTCAAATCTCAGCCCGTTTCAGTACGCAGAGTATATCAGATTACTCTGGCGCGACGTGACAGGAGCAAGCACAAGGTCTCCTTAGTCCACGGATACCGATGACAGCGGTACCCGTGCATTCAGTGTGCTTACCTGTTAAGCATTTGCTGGTTGGATATGCCTCAACATAATTATGGTCTGCTATACGGGGCACTAGAAGGATTCTACTTCTGTAATATCTGCATCTAGTTCTTCAGTAATAATCTCTTCATCTAGTATCTCATATACTCCCATTGTATAGACATCTTCTTCTGATTCTGCCTCTACTAAAATTGTATATGTGATTCTTCCTTCTACTGTTGCTTTAAACTTTGGCATTATTGTTCGCTCACATCTGAGATTTCAACATCCCAACTATCAACTGAACCATTACCTCTGTAATCTAACTGCAATTCATCGGCAACTAATTCATTGGCTTCATCTTCTGACTCTGCTTCTACATCTGTAATGCAGAATGCAATACTACCGTTAACAGTATACAAAGATTTAAGTCTATCTGCACCAATAGATTCTAGTAATTCATTAACATCATCTACTGAGCAAACAATTTCTGATTCACCTGGAGTATAAGCGTCTTTAAAGAACCGATATACTTTTGTTCTGGTATCAGCAACATCACTTACTTTAGCAAAGTAGTTATTCTGATAATAAATTTTATCAGCAATAACATTCTTTAACATTTCTTCTGTGTACTTGGTAGTGCTACCATCTTTTTCTGTATACATATATTCCATTATAGTCTCCTTATGCTGTCAGTAGTTCTAGTGCACGCAACTTTAGGTTGTCGCTAGCACCAGACATCGTTCTGATGCCTAGCGATTTTTGTTTGTTTGCTTTACCGTGGTCTGCATATTCTACTATTGATTGCCATAAACCAAAAGCCGTACCTCTGATATTGGCTTGAGTATCACTGGCTGTATAGATATTCATTGCCTTATGCCGTGCTTCTATAGCACGAGTGCGTAAGTTCTTATCTCCTTGAGATAGTAAATGAACAGGTGATTCTTCTACTGCTGTAGGTAGAGGGAATACTTTCTTGAAATAATTAATAGCATTCTCTCTAACTATTTTTCTATCTAGTAGAACAGTAGAAATATCTGTATATTCTTGCACTGCTGTGTAAGTAATATCTAGAATAGAACGAACATCATTGACATCTAGTATTGCTTTAGATGTATGACGTAAGGTATAGGTATGGTTTTTATTTTTGGCACGATAGATTTTATTAATCTGATTGTGACAATATAGTCGCTCTATGATAGGACGAATAAGGACTGAACCACTACCATCGTGTGTAGTTTTGGCCAAAAGAAATGCTGCGTGTGGGTCACCTTTAATCTCCATCTCTAAAGGCAACTGCAGTAACATCCATACTTTTGCACCCGAATCATACTCACCTGCTGCTGCATAACGAGCCTCACCTGAATCAATCAGGGTATCTAGCATAGAGAATACTTCACCATTTTGAAATGGTTTATATTTATTACCAACAATACCAAGCGGTGTAACTTCACCTAGCGGTGTTGTCTTAACAACTGCTTGTTTGTTTTTTACTGGTATATGAACTGGTTGTCCTTGTCCTGGAATCTGATATGTTGTTGTCACTTCGTGAAGTGATACTGTCCAGTCTAATCCCGCTTGTCTGGCTACATCACTGGCTGATGTTGCTGTTACTGCTACACCAGACTTCACCCAAGCAGACATATTTTTTGGCTTGACTGCAGTTGTTGTCATACTGTCTCCTTATTTGCTACTTGTATTACTGCCCAAGAATTACCTTTGTTTGCTTCTGTTAAGAACTCTGCAATAAAAGAAGCACCTGCTTGCTGAAAGAACATCTGTCGTTCCTCTGCTGGCATAGCCAAGATGCTTTTTACTGCTGGCTCATTAGAGTCTTCATTGATAACTGTTTCTAGTTCTATGATATGTTTGATAATCATTTGTTAGTCTCCTTATAAATACTTTGTAATGCCACCATAAGTTGCAGTGCTAATGAGTTCATCATCACACATCTTAAGAATGCGAAGAGCGTTTTCAATTTCTTCTTTCATCTCAGTATAAGAGTGTTGAAGTAAAACTTCATACTCTCGTTGCGGTTCAGCAGGAAACTCATTCTCATTGCAGATTAAATCAAAATCTACATTGAGAGTTTTATTCCAGGAGCGATAGTTTGTGCGGAAGTTTTCTGCTTTTGCTACATTAGTAATAGCAAACTTACCTACATCTTTGCGCCATTTTGCTCTAGCCTTTTCATACTTGGCTTCATTCTCACTTTGTGTGGCCCAACTCTTATTGAGTTCTACCAATTTAGTTTCTAAAGCCTTAATAACTTTTGCTCTAGGAACTTTGACATTGATACCTTGATTACGTCTTGCCATTGTTGTCTCCTTTGTTTGTTAGATGTCCCGTGTTTGCAGATGGCGGGACCACCCATCTCAACGAAAGAACTTAATAGAAATAGGAAACTATTAAGAACTCCCTGCAAAATTAATACCATCCATACTTGCGCCAATGTGCCCAAGCAATTGATGGTTTCTCGTATCGGTGTTGGATATACGCCAAGCCACGAGCAATCTGCTCGGGCGCAGGCGTACTAGGTCTGAGTCCCATCAGTTGTGGTATCCCAAATGCTGATGACTTAGGATTGTCTGCTGTATGGTCCCAGTTAGATTCTTTACCCCAAAGTTTTAGTAGTGCTTTATATTCTGAGTTGCTCCAGTTTTCATACTGTGCTGAGATGAGTGCCTTCGCATAAGATTTGCTCAAGGATTTCGTCCATCTGATTTCTTTCTGTTCGTTCTTGGTTGGGTTCTCGTCCTTGGCCATCCTGTCTGCTACTGCTACTGCATAGGACTGACTTGGAAAGATGGCAGATGATAGCGTCAATGCCCAACTGAATAGCGTTGCTAATCTGTGTTTCATTTAATGAACCCCCTGTATAAGCAATATCCAATTGTAATGAGCAGTAACCAGGTGACTGGCGTTGAGATGTAGAAAACTTTAGTGACCTCATTCATTGTCCTTCCTTATCTTTAGATTAAGGTCAGTTAGAAATTCTTCTAACTTATTTAATTCTAATATTAGCAGGTCTAGATTAGCATTGATAGTCTTTAGGTCTTCTAGTTTCACGGCTTACTCGTTAGGTACTTTGCCGACATAACTGGCGGCACAAGACTGGCAGAAATTACGTGATGCTACATAGTCTCGGACTGGCACCATAATAATGATGTCACATTTATAACAACTGTCTTGCATATACTCAGTCATTGATGCTCTCCTCTATCTCTTGGCCAAACATTTCTTGCCAGCATTCTGGATGAACGCCACTAATTATCTGCTCTCTGAGTGGAACTGTCAAGGATTGAAATGCTTTATGAACATACTCTCCACGCAGATAAGTAAAGAGTTCCTTCTCGTCAACGGCTATGCTGCCAGTCTTATGGCAATATGGGCAGCGTCTGGTTGCGTATAGCGTCATCATTAGATTGTCTCCTTATGCTCCTGCCAGTAGGCTCTGGCCTTGCGTTCCTGGTTTAATAGTCTTGCTGTATTGCTGTTCATTTTCTTCCAGTTATATACTGATATAACTAGCAGTATATTGAGGCACATCTGTAGAATTAGTGCGATACATATAGCAATGATGTCTAATGCTGAAAGGTACATAGATTGGTCTCGCTTATCTCCTGCGGGTACTTGCTGGGCTTTTAGAAAAGAAGTGCTGACTGGCCAGGGGGGACCTGACCAGCCAGCGTGGGGGTTACGCGGTGAACTCTAAAGTGGTGACAATTTGGTTGTCATACCACTTGGTTTCACCTTTGGACTCTCGGACTGTTGTTGTCATATAACCTGAGAGGTTGACTGAGAACTCCGAGTTATCGGCTAGGAGTGGACGGATTTGAGCGATGATGTCAGGGTCTGTGATAGTAACCTGACGGGATGCGATGAAACGAGCACGCATTTGGCCATCTGGAGTGTACTCCGTTTGGCGTGATTGAACGATGCCTTTGACTACGTTGCCATAGTCCTTGACTGACTTGAGTAGTGCGTTGTTGAATGTGAAACTATTTACTGTGTTCACTTGCTGTCTCCTTTACTTTTTGTCGGGCGGTCACCCGTCACCTGTGACGGGTGCCGTCCGTTGGTTGGTTAATTACAGTTTGGGCAGATGACTGCTTTGTTGTGGATATAGTGACAGTCGTTGCATACGGTTTCGTTTGCTGTGACTGTGATGCTGGTCTCTACGTCGTAGATACGGTCAGCGATGACTGAGATTGGTTCTCTCAGTTCACCTTCTCTGTCTGTCCAGTCGTGGCCTGACGGCATTGGATTGCTGATAGACCATTGGTGACGGTACTGCAGGTTGCCTTCATCAACTAACTGATGGGCAATATCTGCGTCACGACTGTCTCTTAGTTCCTGACAGTCTGGGCAGAGTTCAGTGAGTGTGTGGCATTGATAGCACATATTTGTGATTGTGATGCCATTGGATTCAGCCACTGATACCACACTCCTCACACATAGGAACTTCTCTTCCGTTGCTTAGGACAGCAATACCATCTGCTTCTCTATCAGGGTGGTAAGCGCAGAATAGTTTCATAACTTCCTTTCTGTAGTTAGTATCTCTAACTACACTATTCAGACTTGCGCCGTAGGCGCACACCCTGAACAGAAAGTTAGATTTATTATTATCCGAGCGCCAGGATAGAACTGTTTTTAAAGCGCGAGGGAGACAGTACCTATCTCCAGTTCAGTCACTACAGTAGAACTGAGCGACAGCAAACAGGATGGGGTCTAAATGACCCCAGACTGTTTAAAACTGTAGGGCAGTTGTATGGGTAACTACCAAAAAGATTTTCCCGTACAAACCCTATGCCCCAGTTTACTGTCCTATTTTGTCCTATTATATATGTGAGTTACATTACATTTTTGTTATAAACCGTTCGGAATGGCTGTTTGAACGGATTAATAGATAGTAGGGACTATTTATAGTCCCGTATAGTAGCAAGCCTTTAGGGCTTGCGTTACAGACTGTATCTACTATCTGTTTCTAACTGTCTGTCTGTAACTGTACTAACTATTGTAGATGGGACAGTTCTGTGACTTTTCAGAAGGGTAATAATCCTAGGACAAAGGCTATGGCGGAAGCCAAGGCCAAAGTCTTGGCCCTTGTATCTGAGGGTATGTCCGTCCATAAGGCTATGGAGTCTTTGGGCAAAAAGCCCGACACCGTTCGCATCTGGATGATGCGTGATAAACAATTTGCTACCGACCTGACAGAGGCAAAGGAAAATGCTAAAGAGCATTCCCTAAAAGCCCTAGGGGTAGCCCGTGAAGATATTACCTTCCCTCAGTTTTCAGAAATGTTTTTAGACCAACGCGTCTTCCCACATCACCAAGACTGGATTGACCTCTTAGAGGGTAGGGAGCCAAGTTGGCTTCACGAAAGTATGATTTATGAGCAGGGCGACCCAAACCGCCTACTTATAAACGTGCCACCTGAGCACGCAAAGTCCACCGTAATTACGGTAAATTATTCTACCTACCGCATCGCACTAAATCCCAACGTGAGAATCATCGTTGTTTCTAAGACGCTTGTCAAAGCACGGGAGTTCGTGTACGCAATCAAACAAAGGTTAAGCCACCCGCGCTGGTTAAAGTTGCAAACAACTTTTGGGCCAGAAGGGGGATGGAAAGATGACTCTGATACCTGGCGTGTTGATACCGTCTACTTGGGAAGTGATGCCCGTAACTCTTCGGAGAAGGACCCGACTATTCAGGCACTCGGTATGGGGGGTCAGATTTACGGTGCCCGTGCCGACCTTATAATTTTAGATGACTGTATTACAACCGCTAACGCTCACGAGTATGAAAAACAAATTAACTGGCTACAAAAAGAAGTTATTACCCGTTTAGGTAAGAACGGTAAATTGTTAGTAGTGGGGACACGAATTGCGCCGACGGACTTCTACAAAGAACTTAGAGACCCTAAGCATTGGTCAAGTGGTAAAAGTCCATTTACGTATATGGGTATGCCTGCTGTATTACAGTATGCCGAGAAACCAAAAGACTGGGTCACCCTTTGGGCGAAGTCGGACTCTCCGTGGGATGGCGATGATGAGACACCTGACGAGCAAGGGCTATACCCGAAATGGGATGGACCAACAATTGCTAGACGTAGAGGAGAGGTAACTCCATCTACGTGGGCTTTGGTTTATCAGCAAGAAGATGTTACTGAAGATTCTATCTTTCCATCTGAACTTGTTCAAGGTTCTATCAATGGAATGAGAAAACGTGGTGTATTAAAACCAGGTGCTGCTGGGCACCCATCACGAGTTGAGGGTTACACCATTGTTGGTTTTGACCCTGCTATGGCTGGTAATGCTGCGTTTGTTGCTATGACGTATAATAAAGCAGATGGCAAAATTTATATTTTAGATTGTCTAAATATGGCAGAACCTACGCCACAAAAAATTAGGGAAGCAATTGAAGTATATACGCAAGTTTATAAACCACAAGAGTTCCGAGTTGAAATCAACGCCCATCAAAAAGCCTACTCACTTGACGAAGACTTACGAAACTGGCTTGCTTCTTACGGCGTACGACTTAATTCTCACTTTACAGGCAAAAACAAATGGGACACAAACTTCGGAGTTGCAAGTATGTCAACTCTCTTTGGAACATCCAGAGAAGGAAAATTCCAAAAGAACAATATATTGGAACTTCCAAGCACTGAGGGTTCTGAAGGACTTAAGGCTTTAGTTCAACAACTTCTTACGTGGAAACCTGATACAAGGGGTAAGACAGACTGCGTAATGGCGTTATGGTTTGGTGTCATTAGATGTAGAGAGTTTATGCAACAAAACTCTAATATACAAAAGTGGGCACATAATCGCTGGGCAACAAGAGCACAAAAAGAAAAACGCTATACAGTTAATATTGACGATGTCGTTGCCGAGCAATGGCAAGAGATGTACGGATAGGAATAATGGCTAAACCACCAAAGAAAGTTACTCCACGTTTAAGTAAAGACGTGCGTGATGTTTTACGAGAGATGTCTCAACATCCAACTGGTATGCCACGTAAAGTTGCAAAATCTCCTCAACTTACTGCTGCCGAAGCAGAAGCAGCAAAACAAGCAGCAAAAAAAGTTCAACCACTTACTATTAAACAATGGGGTAAAAAACTTACTCCTGCAGAGATTGAAAAAGCAGCAAAGATTATATCTAAAGAACGTGGTATTTCTGTTGCAAAAGCAAAAGAACAATTGTGGAAAGAATTAAAAAATCCACCACTAACTAAACCTACTGTTAGCGCACCTACTTTTATCTCTAAGAAAATTCCTACACGTCAAGAATTTGAAAGTATGGGTTACAGAGCCGTTAAGTATAAAGGTCAAACAGTTTGGTTATCCCCAGCACAACTTAAGAATATTGACAAGGGAACTAGTGGTCCTATTCCACGAACTCAGTATGAGCAAATAACAAATATCACTCCTGAGCGACGAGCGATGATTGACCGACAGGCTGCTAAAGAAGCACTGCAATTACGTTTAGAGGCAATAGAAGATTGGCAAAATCAACAAAAAGCATCTAAAATTAATAAAGAAGTACGACCTCCTGCTGAAGCAGCAAAAGGTGCAAGTCCAGTTTCTAGTAAAGCAGAAAATTATGCTGAACGTTTATATCAAAAATCTTTTAAAACTTTAACACCGAATGAACGTAAGAAAATACAAATGATTATTGAAGAAGAAGCACGTAGAGCACAAAGAGCAACTTCTTCAGTAGTTGGCAAAAACGTTAAACGCAATTCATTTACTCCAACTGGTGGATTACCAGGCGGTGTTATTGGATTTGGCGGTGGCGGAATAATTGACCAAATTAAGTAAGGATAAAGATGCTATCAATTAAACAAATTGCAGCACGTGTAGATAACTTACGTTATCGTGCTTCCGACCGTGATGCACGGCAACAAGACGTTCTTGCTGTTCGTAAAGGTGATATTGCTTCTGTATATCCAGATTTTTTTCCTGAAGGTGTTGACGCTAACGTTGTAGCAAATTTTATTGACATTGTTGCCCGTGACTTATCTGAGGTAATGGCACCACTACCAGCAGTTAATTGTTCAGCAGCAAATCAAAGTTCTGACCGCGCTCGTGCTTTTGCTGATAAGCGTACACGAATTGCTGCTAATTATTTTTCTCATTCTGATTTGCAAGTACAGATGTACTCAGGTGCAGATATGTACATCACATTCGGTTTCGTTCCTTTCTTAGTAGAATTGGACGAAGAAGCGGGGCTGCCACGTATCCGCATAGAAAACCCAGTGGGCGCTTACCCAGAGTTTGACCGTTATGGGCGATGCGTAGCCTTTGCAAAACGCTACTATATGTCAATTGGAGAATTAGTAGCGAGTTTTCCTGAGTATGAAATTGAATTACTTGGTAAAGATGGTTATGAACAAGACCTCACTGCACAACTAGAAGTAATCCGTTATTATGATTCGGACCAATCAGTTGTGTTTGTTCCAACAAGAAATAATCTTTTACTATCTCAGGCCATAAATCCACTAGGCAAAATGATGGTTGTTGTTGCTAGACGACCAACTATTGATGGTGAGATGCGTGGACAATTTGATGACGTACTTGGTATTCAGTTGCTTCGCAACAGGTTCGCATTACTTGCGATGGAAGCCGCGGAAAAATCAGTACAGGCACCAATTGTTGTTCCACAAGATGTTAATGAACTTCAGATGGGACCAGATGCGATTATTCGCACTGCTACACCAGGCGCAGTTCGCCGTGTAGATTTAAATATTCCATCTGGCGCATTTACAGAACAGCAACTACTACAACAAGAACTACGTACTGGAACACGTTATCCAGAGGGACGTACTGGAAATATTGATGCAAGTATCATTACTGGCCAAGGTGTTCAAGCACTTATGGGTGGATTTGATACACAAGTTAAATCTGCTCAAGCAATCTTTGCTGCATCATTACGAGATGTTATTAGCCTATGTTTTGAGGTTGATGAAAGATATTTTGATATCAACAAAACTATTCGTGGCGTAGATGCTGGTTCTCCTTATAGTATTGACTATACCCCAAGTAAAGATATTAAAAGTGATTACTCTGCCGATGTTCGTTACGGTATGCTTGCTGGTCTTAATCCTGCTCAGGGTCTTATCTTTATGCTCCAGGCTCTTGGTGGAAAACTTATCTCTAAAGATTTAGCACAACGTGAGTTGCCATTTGGTGTTAACGTAACTCAAGAACAAGAAAAAATTGAAGTAGAAGATTTACGTCAAGCGTTAATTACTTCATTACAACAATACACACAGACAATTCCACAGATGGTTGCAACTGGTGCAGACCCATCTGATGTTATTCGTAAGGTTGCTGGTGTTATTAAAGCACGCCAAAAAGGGACGGCACTTGAAGATGCAGTTGAAGATATTTTTGCCCCACAAGAATTACCTCCTGCTAGTGCCCCTATGGTTGAGCAACCGTCCCCTGCTCCCGCTGCGCTAGCAGGAGGCGCTACTGGTGCGCCACCATCACTACAGACACTACTATCTAACTTATCGTTAAGTGGTAATGCCAATGCTAGTGCTAGAACTACAACACGGAGGTAAATATGCCACCCCGTAAAAAGAAACCACAACCCAAGCAACGCAAACGACGTACTGTTGCTAATGAAGAATATACACAATTAGAAATGTACTGTATATGGCTTAATGAATATTACAGAACATTAATTAAGGCTGGCTTTACTAGCGACCTAGCACTTGGTTTTGTAATGGATAAAAGTTCCTATCCAAACTGGGTTGAATATAAGTCACCAACTGAAGAAGAATTAAAACGTTATCTGGATGAAGAGGACGACGATTAATGTCAATGATGCAACCTACTAACAGAGGTGGATATCGTAAGCCAGAAAATCCAGCACCAGTATCAGGTCCTGGAGCGCTATCTGCACGAACCGATGGTGGACCAACGCAAGCACCTATGTACTACCCAGATACAACTTATGGTCAGGGTGGATATATGAATCAACAGGGTGGAGCACCTATGGTTGCTGGAGCAGAAATGCCACAAGCACCAACTGTTGTTGGAATTAATGAACCTACACAATTTCCTGATGAACCAATTTCTTATGGTTCTAGTTGGGGTCCTGGTCCTGGTCTTTCAGCGGTTGTTCCGCAAGGACCAAATTTATTAACAACACTTGAAAAAGCATTACAATATGACGATACTGGTATAGCAGAATTTCTTTATAACAGATTGAATAAATAGTTAATGCCAGAAAATACTCCATCGGGTTTTGTTCCAGTACGAGTTGACTTGGATACACTTAACAACTCACCAGAATTATTACAAGTAAGAACTGCTGGTAATTTTACTTCTGAAGAATTAGCATACTGGGATGCTATGGGTAATCTAACAAACCTTAATACGTTTTTAACTAGAGACCCAGATGCAAAGCGTGCCAAAACTTCATTTATGCAGTTAAGGCCAGAGATACAAGATGCTTTGGTGCGCCTTAACCCAGAGGCAAAATATGCAATACCAGATAAAAGTCTTTTTCAGAAATTTTTTGAGTTCAATAATCCATTATTAAATGCTGCAAGAAATCCATTAAGAAGTCTTGAAAAAGCAGGTATGGCTTGGACTGGGATAGTAGAAAACCTTGCACTTAATGCGTTTCATATTACTAATACAATTGTAGAGACAGCAAAGGCTGGCCTTGGTAATGACCAGGCATTTGAAAATATCACCAATAAAAAATGGTGGACAGATGGTTTTAACGTTTACAATAAATGGAATAAATCTGGCACAGATATGCTGGATGAACAATATAATAAAGCAACTGGAACACTTGCTCGCGGTATAATAGATGGCAAAAATATTCTTGAGATATTCAGTGAATATGGTCAAATTGATAATGATATGGCCGATGCCTTTACAAAAATAAATACACCTGAATTTCAGGAAATTATTGAACGTTATGGCCGTCATAAAATCAATCTTGGTACAAGAATAACTGATTTTGCAGGTAGATTTGCTCCAGTTAAAGAAAAACCAACGGCTCTTGATACATTAAAAGAAACACTTGCTGCTTCAATAGTTTCACTTGGTGGACTACGCAATGTTAAACGCAACAAATTTGGGGAATTTGTCACAGAAAAGCCATTTGCTACTAATCCAGATGGCACTCCCAAGTATGGCGACCCATCATTTGGTCTTGATGTTGCTGCAACTTTATTTGCTGACCCGTTAACCTATATGACATTTGGTGGTTCTTCTGGTCTCAAGGCACTTAGTGCTGCTAAAACTGCAGAAGAAATACAAAAAGCAACCAGTGGTGCATTACGTATTGAAAAAGTAAATGATTTATTTACTAATCCTGGGTTTATTGCTAAGCACGAAAGTTTTATTTCTGATATTAATAAATACAGAGATGCTTTTGAGCGTAAAGATTTAGCAACTGCTTCTGCTGTACGAACTAAAATTGCTTTAGAGCATCCAGAATATGATGACGATGTAGTAATTGGATTGCTTAAAGACTCTACAGTTAAGAAAAATGGCGAAGAAGTACTTGTTACCGATTTAGATAGTCTTAAGAGTTGGTTTGAAACTGGCGAATTTATGAACTATCTGGTTAACGGTAAGATAAATAACATTCTTTATTTCAGAGAGTCATCTGTTGCTATTCAAACACGTCAACGTAAATTTATTAATGGTCTACGTAGCCAATTGTCACAGGCATTTCACGGTTTAGATAAAGATTTTCGTATAGGTAATAAACCAGAAAATAAAGATATTATTACAAAGTGGGATGAATTAGAAAAAGCCGTACTTTCTCCATCCTTTAGAGGTAAATCAACTCCAGAAGATATGCTTCAGGAGATTACTAAAAACGAACAAATGCTTAACTCTATTGTTCGTGAAAAAAACTATACTAAAAAAGATATTCGCAGAGCATTTGGTGAACTTCTTGCCCGTATGCCAGAGCAGGGTGGCCAAATATTCTGGGCTGATGCTTTAGTAGATAAGAGTCTTAACACATTTAGAAACTATGCACGCCTACTTACTGGGGATAGAATGCGTGCAGAGTTCTTATCGCAGTTATATAAGAAGAGTTCTGTTAATGACAGAATTAATATTCTTTATAATCTAGATAGAGCCTGGTTAGATTCTATTGGTGCTACCGCAACCTATAAAGGTCAAGAATTGCGTGATGCAATTTTGGCATCTAGATATATTCATAATGACTACGGTAGTATTACCAACTTCCTTGATGAAACATCTGAAGTTTTTGATGACTTTAAGGATGTTCAGGATTTACCATTTGGTCCTACACAGTTTTTCCACACAACAGAGGGAATGACTGTATTACCATTTGATTCATTGATTAAAAAAGTCTTTGATAAATTAGGTTCTACTTCATTAGAACGTATCTCTGCTGCTACAAAAGTAAAATATCCTGATGGCAAGTATAAAGACTTTGTAAAAAAACTTGGTTATATGTACTACACAGGTAGCACAAATGCTGCCATATCACGGGCAATTAACCAAGGGTTTTCTTTCCTTTTACTAGTCCCTAAATTAGGTATAAAAGCAGCAATAGATGAAGCAACTGTTTTGGCAAATGTTTCTACACCATCTATGTTGTTTGATTTCTTACGTGGTAAGGGTAGACAGTTAACTAATATTAATACTGCTATTACTGCAGATAATAAATCCCAAGGTATTGTAAAAGAATTACTACTTAATATAGTTGGTAAAAATCCTGCCAAGTTTAAGAGCGCCTTTGAGCGTAAGCAAATGCAGAATATGCAGGAAATTGAAGTTACTTTTAGGGACCCAGACACTGGTAAAATAATTACCCAGAAAGAAAAAGTAACTGCGGAAGAATTCTTTGGACAAAGTCCAGAAGAAATGCTTGTTCGTGCTGCTATTAGCAAATACGGAAATAAACTATCTGCCGAAGAGGTGGAAGATTTAATTCAACTATATCTTCACGATAATACTGCTGCTGAGGCTATGGTGGCATCCAGCATTGGTGCAACCTTTGGCAACTCAATGGCTCTTGATATCAATCTTCTTAAAGAACTTTATGGCAAAAGCCCACTTACTGAGGCTTTAGAAGCAGCAAATAAGCAGATACTGCCTAAACCATATAAAGATGCTTATGACAAACTTTCTGCTGCTGACCGTTCTTTGGCTCACTATAAATACTTCTATCTTCTGTTCTCTAAGAATGAAAAGTATGGAATTAATCTTAGTGAGATATTCTTTAGAAATCGTGCTCTTCTTAATAAAGAAGATACACAGAATTTCATTAACCAAGCAATGCGTCAATGGGGCTGGAAAGAACCATATCCAAATGAGAAACTTGCAAAAACACTTAATGACAGATTTGGTCAAACAATACAATTAAGAAATGCTGGTTTATCTGAACAAGAAATTAGCCGTTCAATTATTCTAACAATGGCTAAAGAAATGCGTTATGTATTTCACGGTGGTACTGGTTATAACAAAAAGTTATACGATTTAATTTATGAAAAGCATTTTGAAGATGTTATGTCTGCTGACCGCGCTAAAGAAATTTCTGAAAGAAAAATGCTTAAGCGTGAAAAGGCTGGCATTAAAGAACCATTAAGTGAAACAGAACAAGCACGTCGTATCAATGCTGGTAAAAGAAAAAGCAAATGGTCTACAACTGTTGGTAATATTACACTAGATGAATTTGAACAAGCAACAGAAGGACTTGTCCTTAAAGGACCAATAAGAACAGATATATCATTTGATGAGGTTGTTAATCTTGCTAAACAAGATGAAACAATTATTGATGACAGCATTCTCAAGGCATATGTCCGTGATACTGATGGAAAACTACGACCAGTTGCTGCATTGAATAATTTAGCAGAACGTAGTATTCGGGCTGGCTATGAATTTATGGACCGTCAGGTAAATGATATGGTTCGTTCGGATGTATACTTTTTAAAGTATCTTGAAGAACGTAATAAACTACGAGCCAATGAACAGATTATGATTGATTATCTTGTAGAGAATGGTTCTGATTTAGAAACTGCAATTATTCAGGCTAATGGCGCTATGGTTAATCAAGCACGTCATAATGCAGCAGATGGTATGTTGAAGTATATTGATAATCCAGCACTTCGTACACAACTTGCTTTTAATATGCGTATTGTTGGTCGCTTTATTAGAGCGTCTGAAGACTTTAGTAAGCGTGTAATGCGTTGGATAATCCGCCATCCAGAATCTATTCCTTATCGTATTGGACATACTGCCCACGCATCTAGTGGTTCTGGTGTTGTATATAATGACCAAGATGGTAATAAGTATGTTGTTGTTCCAAATGATGGCGTATTTTGGCAAGATATTGCACCAGCAATAGTTATGTTGTCTAATCCGCTATATGCAACCACTATTGGGGGTAAAGCAGTTGGAAGTAGTATTCTTAATGGCGAGTCAATATTAGATAGTCCTTATTGGGGCTTCTTTAAACAAGCCGAATGGAATCAATACA